TATTCACAACCCAAATAGATTCTATTATCTTCTGTTGTTATCTGGCATGAATGGTTCAAAAGCCAATAGTTTGATGTATGATGTAAAGCATCCATTTTTGCGTACCAGTAATCTGATATATCGCAAAAGAATGTTAGGACTGCTGAAAAACATAATCGATGCGATAACACACGATCAATTATTATATAATCGCGTTCGTTCGATGGCATATAGTGGCAATCTTAAATTACAAGAAGAACTTACTGCTGGTGGAGGAACTGGACAATCGGGCGGTATGGTCGGTGGAACTGGAGAAACAACTATTGGTACTACACCATCTCCATATGACTTTGACATTGCAGGTGTTAGACCTGTGCCTGATGCACAGAATGTTGTACCTCCAACAAAGAAAAACAAAAAACGATTAGCAAAACAATATCTTGAATTTGCAAAATTAAACAGGAGATAATGATGATTTCTACAGAATTAATAAGTTTAATTGGTGGTGGCTTTGTAGGATTTCTATTCAGATACTTGGCACAAAAGAGTCAAGATCAGAAAGACATATTCGACCGTCTGATCACTGCAAATAAACAAACAACAGATAATCAAGACAAGGCTGCTTTACGAGTTCCTCTCGATACTGGTAGAGTTGTCCGTCAAATAATTGTACTGACAGTTTTATTTGGTGCATTTGCTGCACCATTCATTTTACCATTCTTCGGTGTCCCAACATTCGTAGAAGTTGATGCAACTACTCCAGAAGGATTGTTTGGCATAGTCCCACAATCTACTAGAAAGTTCTTTGTAGAGATCAATGGGTTCTTGTGGGCATCAGAAAACAGACAAGTTCTACTGAGTATTATTGGATTCTACTTTGGAACATCTGCAGCTTCTACCAACAAACAATAAGGAAACATAATATGAAATACATTGTACTTTTAATTTCTATGATTGTTGCTGGGTGTAACACATCTCCTATTATCATTCCAGATACAAGCGGAGATAATGTTGTTATGTTGCAGCTAAAGGATCAAATCTCACAACCTGGCGGAGTTAAGGCTTCTTATGGTTGGGTGTTTTGGTATGTGCCAATTGTCATCATAGCATCATTCTGGGCATACAGAGAGTTTGTTCGTAGACCACTATTATGCGAAGAAGAGGGTAAGCTAAAAGATGAGACAAAGGTACCAACTCCTCCTCCATCAGTCTGATAGTTTGCTGTGTAGCATTTTACAGATATAATAAGAATCGACTATATCCGACACCGGGCTTGAAATATCTTTCTTGTCCGGTGTTATTAATGTTTTCAATTGCATATTGTTCTCTAGGGCAAAAGCATCATGCATTCCCTCTTTATCCGAATTTCCCTTGCCAGTGGCAAATTTCTTGACTTCACTTGGAGTCAGAATTGTAACAGGGATTCCCTTTTGGTATATCTTATATTTCAATACTCCCGTATTCTCCGCGATGTGGAAGACTTTACCCTTGGCGCCGTAGGCATACCCCTCCAGAGCGATTGCTGAGCATCCTAGAAGCACTTCGATAGCCCAATCAGCGATTGTTTCGTATCTTTCGATATCGCAATCCCAATCTAAGAAGGTTTCCCCTATTATATTAGTTAAATGGGTTTTGGCGTACTTTTTGGTGTCGGTTAGGAAGTAAAATGTACACTTGCTGAAAGCGAACTTCCCTTCTCCGGAGAAGACACATATTGCAGGCCCAGTCAAGGAATAATCGATACCAGCTATTATCATACATCTTATCTATTCTCCCCAATTATGATGTCAATCCACTCTTTATATAAAAATATATGAGTAGCTGAATTTTCGAATGGCTGTGTGCCATACAATCCAAAAGAAGATATGATGCCACATAAATTACCACCAGCTTCAAATACTGCACCACCAGAATCACCAAACCAAATAGTTCCAGATAGTGGCAAAAACTTCATACAAGTGGGATCTTCTACTATTGTCCCATAATAGAAAAATGTTCCGGGATTGCTTTTCTTCTTTACACAAAAACTGTAACCGACTGTAGTGATTGCTTCTAATCGGGTGAGATCTAGATAGGATCCAACAATGGCTGGTGTTTCTGTGCAATCTGTTTCAAGTATTAAAACACCAATATCATTAGAGGTTCTGTGTTTACTGTATGCTGGACATGGGATTGCTTTTTTAATCTTCACCCGCTCACACATATTAGTTTCAAACCAATATGGAGCATCTCCATCAATGCAATGTGCTGCAGTTAATGCAACATTAGAAGAGATGAGAACGCAACTCCCAATAAGTTCTCCATTCTCTCGTAATACTTTCCCCACACAACCAAATGAATCGTGTTCTCCTTCTTTTATGACTTCAAAGTTCCGGGAAATGCAGCCGGGAAGTTCTTGGTCAGGAGTAGTTTCGACCACTTCGGATCGATTTCCATCTGGTTGTATGGAGGATGTTGAGGGGGCTATACCTTTGCAGGCGTTTATCGTCGCAATAAAGGTTACTAGGAAAATCACTAGACCCTTGCTCATACACTATTATTTATATTGGCTGGCTAAATAAAAATCCCGATTTTTATCGGGATTCTTACATTCACTTGAGTTTCTTGGGGTTTACTTGTTTGGGAGGAGACAACAGAGACAATCTAGTTTCTATGTTGTTACTCAAGTCACTTAAAGCAGCCCACAACGCTTGATCATTCTCATCGATTCGACTACGAACATTTTGAATATCTTGTTCGATATCTCTTCGCATATTTATTTCTCTAGTATCTTCTCGTTCACTAAAGAGTTGTTTCTTATATGATCGGTTTTGTAATTCCGATAAAATATAAAGAACAGTCATGATACAAAACGAAACAATCAAAATCCAAACACATTGCACTGGTGTAAACATAGTATCTCCTTTATCTTGTTGTTAAATCTACAATTTCACATGAATTTGCACTGCAGGCGTAGGCTTGTGTTCCTGTAGTGGTGTCTTCTTTTTCATATAACTTCAGTTGAGACCAATCTATATCCTTTGGCATCTTACTCAACATACTTTCATACTCTTCCTTAGTACAATCCTGATATGGTGCTTGACGATACGAATGATCACTATGTGGCAAGAAAGAAATACCACTGATCTCATCGAAGTGCTTATACACCCATGCACCAACTTCCATCCACTCATGTTCCTTCACGCTGATTGTCACAGATGGCTTGTGTTCACACCAGAAATTCTGATATGTCAACCACAGTTCTAAATGTGCAATTGCACTCAAACCATCTCTTGTAACAGATCCCACTGCTTTCATCGGAAAAGCAAACACCATAACGGAATCTGGTTTCATTACACATTTTTCATATGGGAATCCTAACTCCATCATCATAGTGCAAAGAGGATCTTTCTGATCTGCACGAACAGTACGAATGTAGTATTCTGCATGACGAGCATGAATACCTGATGCTGCATCCACCAACTGTGAAACTGTGCCACTCGGTTTTACACAAGTGATTGCTGCAGCAGGATTGATTCCGAGTCTCTTTGCCCATTCTTTATTAACAGCAATGGCAGTTTTTCTTAGATCATACAACAGATTTTGTAGACCGGTTCCATTATCATATGTCAACTTGTTGTCTAATATGCCAGTTAGAGATACACCCAACAGAGCCTCTTCTTCGCAATTCTTTTTCCATTCACTAGAGAGGTATGGGAAATTGGTCAGTGATGCTTGCCATGTGCCAAGAATACTAGCAAGACGAATCTTTCTTAATAGACTTTCTTTGGTATCGTCACTTCTGATGATGACTTCTGTTAGATTACAAAATTCACGATCACGAAGAATTATTTCTGAACATGGATTTGTACCAAATTCATATGTTGCATCTCTACGATCACCTAGTTTCTCTACAGTCTTTTTAGCAGCATCGCGATTGAACAAACCACGCTCACCACTCTTAGACTTGTAAAGAGACAACCACTCTTCCATGAACACACCAATTTCTGGTCGTTCTGTATACACGGCAGAATTGTTTGCTAGTGCTCGTTGTGGATTAGCTTCCCACCATGCCCCGGTCTTGGAGTCGCGCATGCGGTCATCCGTGAGATTCGATAAGCTAATAAGAGCAGATCTACGGACTCCTCCGACAACGACAATCTCCGCAATTTTACAGACAATATCATGGCATTCGATTGAGGTGAGTTTCCGCCCAGCCGCTCTCTTAAAAGTATCACTGGTGAAACGGAAAAGATCTTCGAGAGGCTTAGGTCCACTGGCTCTTCCACCAAAAGTCTTGAGCCGTGCGCCAGAAGCTCGTACTTTAGATACATCCCATTTTGGTAGTTGACCTCCAATGAGTAGGGATACAAGTTCTTTATACGATTTAGCCCAACCAGCCTTACTGTCCTGTACAATGATTGTAGTATCGGATTGAGTGAATTCTTCAGCGATTGTAGGCAACTTATCAACATATTGCTTTTCCACACTGAAACCAACACCAGTACCGCACATAAGAATATATAAAATTTCATCAAATGCCCTCACGCGATTAATTGCCAAATATGAACAGTTATAGCCGGCTGTGTGATCTCTTTCGAGTGCTTCTCCAGCAGTCATCAAAGATCTCATGCTTGGCATTATTTCAAGATTGAGAACAGCGGTTTTTAATTCTTCGCGTTCTTCTTTTGTTAGTTTTACTTTTTGATCCTTCAGATGACTATCGAAGAATTTAAAATATCTCTCAACAGTTTCCTCCCAAGTTTCTCTTCTATTCTCTTCCTCCAACCAACGGGAGTAACGGGAAAGGTGAATAAAATCTTGGTAAAGTGTTGGTAATTTCATTAATATACATCTCCTAAAGTGACATTATATCACTATGTGTTTGTGTGTCAAGTACGATATTTAGTTGTTAGAAATTTCCACCATCTAAGTCCGAAACAATTGTGGATGATGATGATAAAATTTCTACAGTAACATTATTTTTATTTGTGGTTAATTCCACATTTCCAGTAAAATTAATCGAACGAGCGGCTTTAGAAACCTTTTGTCCGTTTTTATATATGCTTACATTTCCACCACCACCGCCTTGTGCAGTTGCATTAGACACTTGATCGGTGATTTTAGTGAGATATGCTTGATCTAATGTTAGAACAGTATTATCAATTTTTAAAGGGTAGTTAGCAGAAACCACACCGGGTTCTCCTGCATCTCCTTTTATTCCTTTGTCACCGGATTTTCCAGTTTTTCCAATAGGACCTTGAATTCCTTGTAGTCCTTGTATACCCTGTATACCTTGTAGTCCAGAAAGTCCCGTGTTTCCTGTATCTCCTTTATCGCCCTTCTCTCCTCTAGGACCAGGAATACCAATCGGACCTGGTTCCCCAGCCAAACCAGCAATGCCTTGAGGCCCAATATCTCCTTTTGCACCAGCAATTCCTTTTTCACCAGGAATTCCATCTTTACCATCTTTTCCTGGCAATCCAATAGGGCCAACTGCTCCCGCAGGACCACTATCTCCTTTATCGCCTTTAACCCCGCTATTGCCTTGTATCCCATCTAGTCCCCTTTCTCCGGGTACTCCTTGTGGGCCGGATGGTCCTATATCTCCCTTTTCTCCTCTTTCACCGATAAAACCACGATCACCACGATCACCTTTAGTTCCATCTTTGCCGTCTTTTACATCGCGAGGAATATAAACATTAGGAGCAGGTATTGACTTAACAATAGCTGGTTGTACATCAACGACAGGCTTAATACCATCTAACTTATTTATATCATAAATTTCAAATAATTTATCAATTTGTTTAGTAGGATCAAGTCCACCTACTACTTTTAGTAAAGTTAAACCGTTATTACTGTCTTCTAAAAAACAAAATTCGCCAATTCCTTTTAACTTAACAATATAATCCTGAATACCCTCAGATTTCAATTCTTCATATAAGTGAGAAGGTATTAATTTAAATATACGCCCGGATTTAACATCACCTAGATCAACAGTTAACCGCATAGAGTCTCCATACCGAACTTCCTTCAAGGAGAGCTTAGCGTGGATCGTAGACGGTTCTGGAGCATTGTATGAGGAGAATACAGAGATCATATATTGTTATTTAGTAGTTAATGCTAACCAAGAAACTGGGTATAGGGGTTGAATGATGTCATAAATTGCTTGTGCGTATTGGCGCACTTCCCATTGTGCATGGGGGTCTATTCGCTGTGAATACACTCTGGCAAATGCAGAAAGAGAGCCAGTCCACCACCATTCAGTATATGTCCCCTGTGGGAGAACTGAACGGGCTTGTTCTGGTGCTACTCCTTTTGCTAGAAGATCTTCATAGGTGTGAAGAGCATCTTTAGCAGTCATTTCATAACTACGGTTTAATGTATTGTATACATCATCAATTGGCATAAAATCTTCAGACCCTTGCTTTGCACCATTTGTTGGTTTTCCACGCCAATTTGGGATATAAATCTCAGGAGCATCTGACACATAGCGTCTTGAAACTTCATTCTCAACAAATCCAACTTTGTGTTTAAAAAGCTGAGTTCGAATAAAGATCGGTGCTTTGATTCTCAGAGTGATTTGTGGATGTGCAAACGGAGTCCAATGTTTGTGTTTTGCCAAGTAATTTACTAATTTACCATCTCTCTCGGTAAACTCAGTACTTTCAGAATTGAAAGACACTCTTGCTGCATTTACTACAGTAAGATCGCTTCCCATGTGCATGACATATTGTACAAATCCTTTATCAAGAACATCAATCTTTAGGTTTTCCATTTTCTTCCTCATCACCAAATTTAAATTCTACGCCATCAATTTGCACATAATCCATTGCATAATCTCTGGCGCGTTTCCACATTTCAGGATCTATTTCTTTGATATATTCTGCAAATTTTATACCAAATTCAGCAATAGCTTCTGTTGTTATGATCCATGCTTGTTGCTCTTCACTCAACCCGTCGAATTCGATTTCAATGTCTCCCAAGTCAACAACTTCTGAATCTTCGTCTGATTCTTCGGTATAGCTTGTTGGGAACTGTGAAGTTTCTTCCGGATCATCTGATTCAATCTCGTCTTCGTCTTCATAATATTCGTCCTCATGTTCGTCTTTGTAATCTGCCATTTTAGACCTTCTTCCATTTGGTGAATCTAAACATTGCTTCCGGACCAGAATATGTGTTATGATCTATAAGTTTCTTGATTTCGTTTGGACTTCTTCCTCGCAAAATCATATCATTAACATCTTTACCAGTTATACTATCTGGCCAGATACACACAGTCTTACCAGTATTTATTAATTTATGATATTGCTGAACCACATGTTTGTTGCGTGGTTCATTGTCTAGAACATAAATCAATTTGCTTTTAGCAAACACTGATGTATCAATTTCATGGTTCATACCAAGGATTGCTACTCCATTTGGTATAAACAAAGAATCCAATGGTCCTTCCAAAACATATACAATAGAATTCAGATCCACCTGATCAATACCAAAACACAACTTATCGTTTTCATCGAATTTAATAGTAACATACCGAAGCGCATTGTTATCCAATGCTCTACCTTGAAACCCTATAAGTTCCTTGCGTATATTCAATATAGGAATAATAAGTCTAGGTTCTTCACCAACTTCTTTATCAATCAGTTTCTTTACAAATTCTGAGAAGTTTTCTGCGTAATACAGAGTATTCCATAAGTGTTGTGGAATTTTTCTTTTTACGACATACTGTCTGCAAGGATGATCTGCCTCTAAACTAGAGACAGATGGCAAATTTATCTTTCTACCAAACTTAGGGGCTTCAATCTTTATCTCAGGCTTCTTGTAGTTGGAATGTCCGTTTTCTCCGGACTTCCATCGTTCAAGAGAATACTCCCTGCAGAGTGCAGGGGATACTGTCTCCAAGAACCTATAGATGTTTGTTGATGCACTGCAGTTATGGCATCTATAGAACATATCATTGTTCTTTGAATAAAAATACCCTCTTGCTCTAGTTTTATTCCTTTCAGAATCTCCACAAATAGGACAACGGCAATTAGCTAGTGTCTCACCCTTCCACTTAAACATATCAAGAGAAGAAGAAACAAGATTGATGTATTTTTTATCAATAATTAATGACATGTTTAGTTAATCTGCAAGGTGTGTTCTGCCCATTCTTTCCACTCCGGAAAGTCTTCATCGCGAATAGCCGGCAAAGCAGCCATTCGTTCGTCAAATGTGCGGACATCATCTTCTTTAATAAATTGTAGTTGCTTATATTCATTCATTTGTTTTATCCTCAAATTGCCAAGACTTTACTTTATCTCCATACCCTTTGCGCTTAAACTTATTACCAAATCCTTGTTCTTTCGTAACCACTTCATTTTCTGCACCGGCACCAATCAATCCTATCTGAGCAGATTCGTCTACATTAAACAGTTTCATCTTTGATCGATTGATTCCTATCATAAACTTTCGATTGGACGCCAAATCATTGTACCGATTCTTCAACTGCTTTACCATCACTTGATTCATCTGATCAAGTTCTTCTGTTCTAATCAGAGCAAACATAAAATCTGCAGTTTGTGGCAATCCAAACGATTCTGATGTATTTTCCAATCCAAGATCTGTATTGGTATATCCATCTCGGTTCGTCTGTGTAGCAGAGAAAATTGGTACATTTTGTTCTACCGCAAGTCCTCGCAGTTCTTCTGCAATACCCTTGATATAAGTGTACGAATTCACAACTGCTGCTTTGAATCGACTAGACGAGCATATGTTCAGATAATCAATAAAGATGATATCTGGAATAAACTTTCGCTTCAATTTAAGTTCATCTAATAGATGTCTGAAATGGTTGACATTTGCTGTGCCAGTAGGATATTCTTTTATAATTAGCTTTCCTAGCACACCTCTAGTTGCATTGAACAGCCTCTTGGCATACATGTCCTTGGTCAACAGTTTCAGATCATCAAGAGTGGTGTCCATGATGTTTGCATCAATGCGTTCGGCAATTCTCTCTTCTGCCATTTCACATGTGATGTATAGAACATTTTTGTTTTGCATCATGCAATTTGCTGCATGATGACACAAGAACAGAGACTTACCTACTCCGGTTCCTGCGATAACAATATTCAATGTTTTTTGTGGAGTGCCACTATTTGTGATCTGATTCATGTATTCAAGATCAAACGGAATCTTCTTCTCTACTGTGTGGTAGAAGTCGTATCGCTTTTCTGCATCCTTCAAGTAATCATGACCAACATTACTATCAAAAGAAACAGCAAGCGCATCGGACAAAATAGAAGGCAACGATGTGGTGGTTTTGTTACTGGACTTCCCTTCAATGATATGAATGGATTCCAATATGGCATTATACACTGCCTTATCCTTACAAAACTTTTCAGTCTCATGTAGCAACCATGCATCATCTTGTTTTGTCGTAACATCAAACGCACCAATGTTAGAACTAATAGTCTCAAATTCTGTTTGAGTTAAGTCGGTGCGATTTGATATTGCAATCTTGATTGCATCTTGACTAGGCAAGCCGTTATAGGTGATGAAGAAATCTTGAATGGAACGAAAAATTGCTTTGTCGTTTCTTTCTTGAAAGTATTCTTCTTTTATGAATGGTAGAACTCGTCTAACATATATTTCATTTGTTAGTAAGTTCTCCAATATGATTTTTTCTATGCTCATTCAGTTGGCTCATCTAGATCCTCTGAAACAGTCTCATCGCCGGCAGACTGCATACCGTACTTGAATTCTTGTCTTGCAGCGTCTTCAAGTTTGACCATTACTGCATCTGTGAAATACTTTTCTGGATTCTCACGGATATTCTTTTCGAACGCCGTCTTTCCATCTGGCAATTCAATACGAGTAGAAACTTTCTTAAAGATTCCGTATTTGATAGCCAAATCAACCAACCCGTAATAACGATCCAATCCACTGTCATATCGTAACATGACATCAACCATCTTGTTTTCCTTGGTGATTCTACCCTTGTACAGTTTGCAGTGTATCACATTTCCCACTACACTACCATCATTATCCTTCTCTTTTCTCTTGGAGAGGTATACGATAGTAGATGCTGCATACTTAAGACCAGATCCACCACCCATCTCTTTCGTTGGATACATCGAACCGATTATGTCATAAGTGTGGTTTGTCATAATCAGTGGCACATTTGCTTTACCAAGTTTCAGAGTCAACACTCTAAAGGTGGCTTTAATCACCTGTGCGCGTGTCATGTCCTTGGTTGTCTTACCTTCTGCCGTGTCTGCCATTTCCTTATTGGTGGACAACATACCAAGACTGTCCAATACAATCATCATTGGCTTCTTTTCCTTTTGGGAAAGAGCCAAATAAGAATCCAAGATGGTTACTGCTTGGTGTCTGAACTCTTCTACTGTGTTCACTGGAAACACAGCGATGCGATTAGGATCGATGCCTCGTTCTTTAAACATGGAACTGGTGACTGCTTGCTCTGTATCGAAATACAGCACTGCTCCATCAGGAAAATCATTCAAAAACTGTCCGACAATTCCTAGCGTGAAATAAGTTTTGCCAGTTGCACTTTCGCCAGCAATAGCCATGATCTTATTATCAGGCATCCCACCATACAAAGAGCCAGAAAGAAGAGCATTAAAAGAATAGCTCCCTGTGTCCACGAATCCCTTGATGTCACTGCCTTCAATGCCGTCTTCAACGATGCTTGCGAATTCATTCTTGGACTCTTTTATAATATTTTTTAGAAAACTCATAATAATTCCTTCATTTCTTTCAATGTAATTTCTATATTGCGTGATTCGTTTGTAATGAGATCTAGTGTTGCTAGATCAATGTGTTTCAGATTTCCTTTGAGTTTATACTGAAGATCGGTGTGTCTTAGGATCAAACAATTTTCAATAATTTCTTTTGCAATTTTACTCAATTCTTTTTTCTGCATGAGTTCCTCACAATCTCAAAACTCAATAAACCAAAAGTCATACCAATAAAAGCAAAAAACAAAACAGCAATTATAATAGAATCTGTCATACAAATAGACTTTCTAGGCTACTTTCCTCTTTGATTTTCCAATTCATGGTATGTAGAATGATTGTTAGTGGTTCTACGAAACTCTTCTCGAACTGTGAATTGTAGTCCACAAACCGATGTAAGTCAAGTTCTTTAGGTAAAGTACTGATGAAAGAAACAACATTCTCCCCAAGAGGATTTGGTTCTTTCAGATACACATACTTTACCTTTTCTCCTGCTTTGATCAATTGATATTTCTTTGTCAATTTGTTCTTCTTCACATAATGATTATAGAGCAAAGCACCCCTCACATGAATAGGAGTTGACTTTCGGTATATGCTGGACGAATCTGCATACTCTAACATTCCATTGCATCCACGGGGGAATGCAATCACTTCAGGATCTTTACTGAAGAACTCTTTGCGAAAATTATCAACAAATTCTCTGAGAGATGCTTCGTTTCCATTCATGATTATGTGAATGGCTTTAGTCAGTGCTTCTCTTACAATCTGAGGAGTCGAAGATCTACTGGTTTCGATTCCCATTATCTTCATTTCTGGCTTATCAAGAAGAACATCATCTTCTGCCATATACACATTAAGCATGTAGCGTTTCTTAGCAGTCCATATTCCCTTGTTGGATATGGATTCTCGCTTCATGTGCATCTTTTGAGAATATGCATTCATCAATGTGGCAAGTTCCTTGTACTTCGATTCAATGAATGGATCGATAATATCCTTGCAAGATTTGTCCAAGAACTTTACGATCTTGTGGTTGTCTGCATTAGGCATAACCTTCTGAACGAGTTTATCCAAGCAGATATAAACAGAATCGGTATCGGATGCTATAACAAAATCACATCCGGTTGTGCCGATAGTTGTGTTCAGGAATGTGTTAAGCGATCTCTCAATCCAACGAATTGCCAGTTGACCGGACACGGTAATGGCTTCTGCTAGATCAAGATCATAGTAACGGAAATATTGATTTCCAATAGCACCGAACGCGCTGTTCAATTGAATCTTACGAACCAATTGAAAATTGTGAAACTTGGAGATGTTGTTCTTGAGAGTTTTGATTTGTTCTTTGCTAGCAGAAGAATCTAGATTCTTCAATTCTGCTTTGCACTGCAACATCTTGTTCTTGTACATTTTCCGCTCTTCATACATTGTCTCCATCAGAGCAGGGAGAAATCCACGAACATCTCTGCGAAAGGTAATGCCATTTGCAGCAACGGATTCGTTTCTTAGTTTAGCATTGCGGAAAATTTCAAGACAATCCATGAAAGATGTTATTGGTTTATCGTCTTCTCTGTCAAAGATCATATCAGGATTCAGGATTCCTCGCTGACCCCAATCAGTCTTAGTCTCAGGTGAGATGTTGTATTGCATGATCAAATGCGGATAGAGACTATCCAAATCGAATGACACAATCCACTTGTGTTCACCAATCAAAGGTTCTTTGACATATGCACCTTCGAACTGACGATCCTTCTCTTCTACTTCTTTTTTAGGAATTACTATATTTCTTTCGATCAAGTAATGATAAATGATAGCATCCCAAGTGCGAACTTGAGAAAACACATCAAGAAGATTTACTTTTGCTGAGTATGCAAGAGCAATTCCCAATTCCAACAATTTCAATTTTTCTTCTAGTTTCAGGACTAACTGAACATCCTTGTGATTGTATGCAACAAATTTATCGAAGTTTCCTGTATAAAAATCTTGCAGACTCTCAAACTCTTCAAAAGATGCTTTGCGTTCGCCGAGTTCCACATGAGCAATGTGGTCTAGTTTGTAACTTTCGCGAGTAACGAATGTGAATTTCCTGTACAGATCGAAATAATCCATGATAGAAATTCCAACAAGATCATACACTGCAAGATCTTGATTGCGAACAACCACTGTACGAGATTTCAATTGTCCCCAAGGAGACAATTTCTTTGCAGACTTCTCATCAAGAACACGGGATATTCTGTTTACCATATATGGAATGTCAAAGAATCTAACATTCCATCCGGTAACAATATCAATATCTTTGTCTTGCCACATCTCCAAGAACTGCTCAAGCATTACTTCTTCTTTTGTGTAGCAATACACATGATGATCAGCATCTACGGGAGTTGCTTTACCCAAACAGAATGTGTATGTTTGATCACCAATACGAAAAGTGATTACATTGATTTTCTGATCTGCTTGTTCAATCGAAGGGAATCCGCTCTCACATTCAGTTTCAATGTCAAGATAGGCAACTCTCAATTGAGTGGTGTCGTATACAACTTCTTTAGGAAACTTATAACCAATAAATTGATAAACAAAATCATTGTTTCCATAGATTTCAAATCCGGAAACATCCTTGTAATCATCTATGAATTTCTTGGTATCGTCTATGCTACCGGGATTGATTGGTTCGACATACTTACCATCAAGTGTAGTCCACTCTGTTTGTTTATTGGATGTAACAAACATCGTGGGCTGAAATGATTCTGCAGAATGTATCCGCTTGCCATTTTGATACCCACGATAAAGTATACGGTTTCCACGAACCGCGACATTTGTATAGAAAGTAGAACTCATTTAATCCTGAATAAGAATTTTATTGGAAACTGCTTTAAGATCTGCATTTGCTTGCTTTTCCATCATGTATGCATAGAAAAGAACAGAGTAGTTAATGATATCCATTATTGTATCAGTTAACTTCTCGTCTGATACAGCAAACTTTCCAGATTCTGTGAAAGAAGATAATCGGCTCATCTTATCAGTAAGACGAACCATCATACCCTTTTCAGTTGTTGTAATTCCCATCGATTCTACGCGAGTAAAATTGGCAAATGGCTCTTGTCCACCCTTGCCAGCATAGTCGTGATTCTTTGCTTTCATTAGTTCTAGTGCGTCTTTGCAAAGACCTTGGTGAAATGTCAACAAATCATCTCTTGTGATTTTATATGGCTCGTTCATGATTTTATTCCTGTGGATCCAAACCCACCGACACGGTTGGTTTTCTGTTCCGGTGCAGTATAGCATTCTTCTACTGTATAGTCAAGTGTTTTCACCAATTCTCCTTGGGCAATACGATCACCATGATGGATTTCAAAATCTTCATTTGAAGTATTGTACAGAATAATTTTAAGTTCATCAACATAATCAGAATCTATAATACCCTCTGCATTCAAAAGAGTTATGCCATTTTTATATGCCAATCCCGATCTGGCATGAATGCGAACAGAATATCCTTTTGGAATATCAAGAATCAATCCTGTAGGAATTACTGCTCTTTTGCCAGCAAAGATCTTGAAAATTCTACCACAGAAAGAAATATCAAAACACGCAGATTGTTCTGTTGCGAACTTGGGAAGAATTGCTTCTTCATTTAATTTATAAACTTTAAGCAACAATCACACCCTCATAAACTAATTTTCTTTGGATCATTTCAAGTAGTTTTTGATGGTTTTTTGGTATACCTCCATCAATATCTGTTACATGAAAATATTCTAATTCCCGTCTACTACTTTCGAACCATCGTTTGTCGTAGTCACCGCCATTCAACAATGTCGTTATCGAAACATTAAAATGTTTTGAACACTGATACAAATAATATTGTTCTAAAAATATGGTTGGAAGATAAAAACATAGACCAATTGCATTATTGTTCATTTGTTGATAGCCAATTTGATTTGCAGGATCTACTGACAATTCATATGCAGAACTTGCATATTTGTAAATAAAATCTAAATCATTTCCACCAAAAATACCAGTATTGTATGAATGATCATTTGTATCATCTCTATTGCAATAACCAATATTAGGACATAAATTATAAAATGTGTCTGTATCGTACCATCTATCTGGCGGAAGTATTTTTTCCACACTTTGCACTAAAACTGTAGATGTTAATTTATTTTCAGGAAATGGTTTTTCAACAAAAACATCATAATCAACATGCAAAAAAGGATCACCAATTTGAGCCAATTTTCGATATGAGTATAGTTTACCTAAAGCCCAATTTAAATTTGCTGGCAAAGAATCCAATTCTGTACTTATTGTTGTATATCCAACATCTTCTAAAGAATCCTTTCCAACACTATCTGTTATTAAATGAACTTCTCCATAGTGTTTTTTTAAATAATGTGCAGATAGTCTGTGGTAGTCAATGATGTATGATTGTGGTATTTGTTGGTATCCACCAGACCAATATGACATATAAAATTTCATGAATCTTTTAGCTCCTTTAATCCGTGCTCATATAATTTCAAATAAACTGCTTCTTTTGTTTTTGGGTGAGATTTGTACCCTATCAAATGTGTATAACCCAATTCAGATGCTTCGTTCTCATAATCTTGCATTTTTCCATTTAATAAAAACTCTACATTTTGATTAAATTTTTGAGAACAAACATACAGATAATACTGTTCAGTAATACAAGGTATTGGATGCTTTTGCACCTTTGAAATTTCATTATAGCATTCTTGATTATGTTTGTCTATAGCAAAATCAATAGCACTAGAAGAATATTTTTGAATAAATTCTAAGTTATTTCCACCAAAAATACCAACATTAAATGCAATTGTCTTTTCATTTCTATCTGGTATTTTATCTATTAAATGAGTATTAATATTATATTTTTTTAACATATAAAAGCTATATAAATCGTATACTTTTTCTTCTTTATGTTGACAAAAAACTTCACTTTTTAATAAGTTTTCTGGTAAACTTTTCCACAAAAACACATCATAATCTATATGACAAAAAGGAATATTATTTTCGCTTAAAAATTTATAAGCATATAATTTACCTAATGCCCAATTGTTTTTTTGTACTGGAACAGTGTCCAAGTGGGTAGAAATTGAAGCAAAAGGCAATTCCGAAAAATATTTCTTTGAATTGCTATCTGTTATTAAATGACACTCGCCATAATGTTTATTAATTAAATGGACACTTAACCGATGTATGTCCAACATATATTCATCCAATTCACCATAATAGCCATTTGACCAATATGACATATAAAATTTCATTGTATCTCCATATTAAAATATATCAAAACGCTATAGAGAAAAAATCTATAGCAAAAAATCTAGGTAGTAAATTTGGATCATAAAGATAACCAACAGCACAATCTTCATTTTCATTTAATAATATAGGAGTGTATAATTCTAAATTTATTATACCCCCTATACCATCCCAAATTATGATATTATTTACAATATTTGTATTTTTTTCTACTAATGCGTATTTCATTTTTTTATCCGATTGCAACTATCTTTACATAACCGTTTCCACCAGCACCACCATTACCAGCGGCAACATTCTTAGAACCACCTCCACCACCTCCACCACCTCCACGATATCCATTTGCTCCATTGTTTGCAGAAGTTGATGCACCTCCACCACCACCGGCTCCTCCAAATCCTGCACTAAACATACAATCTGGACAAATCATCTGATTCGAGTTTATAGGAGCAGTTGCCGTATTTATTGCACCACCAGAATAAACAACATCGCCTGGAGAATAATCACCAGACAGACAGGAAGAAAATACAGATTTATATACTTTACTATCTGCACTGAAATCGGCACTAGAAGCATTCATAAATTTTATACCACCTCCAGTTTGTGCGGTGCCAGGGACTGTGGTATAAGATACTCCTCCACCACCAGCACCAGCACAACTCAAAGGAGAAAAAACATGCACTGTTCCACCAACTGAATCAGTTGTACCTCTTCCTGCTCTGCCACCAACGCCGTCATTAACAGAGGTTAATGCAGGATGAAGTGTGGAGCCGGTGTAAAATGGTCCGGTGCTGGTTCCAGGAGTTAACCCAAACTCACCAAATACAACAGAACCAAACATTAAAGATATTCCCGCACTAACTCCAGAAGCTGCTTGTGAGTTTGGGCCAAATGCAGTCGATCCAGCATAACCATATTGACTTCCAGCAGCGGATATAAATGGATTCTTTTTACCAGAAATCCCAATCGTTGTTGCGCCACCACCACCACCATTAGAGGCTGCTGCACCATTTGATGCCGAACCTGCACCACCAGATCCACCGGCTCCTATTATAATATTTAATGTAGTTATTCCATTTAATGATTTTTTATCTATTTCAGACAGCACAAAATTTGCAGAATTGCCACCACCACCACCAGAACACCCGTTTCCGACCAGACGAACTCCTCCTGCACCACCACCACCACCACCCACAGCAAATATAATAAGTCTTTTTGTGTTTGGTGGTACAGTATATACACCACTAATATCAAATTCTTTGATATCTATTACACTTGAATCTAAAGAAGAAGGAAAACCAAAAAAACCATTATTCATAATAAGCCGCTCTCCACAGTATTATTGATTGTAACATTCAATCCATTGGTAATTTTCAATGAAGTGGTAGTACCGCCGGGAAGAACCATACCAACGGCTTCTGGAAATTCAACTCTCAATGCGGCTGTAGTAGCACCGACTGTGTTTGCTGCAACTGCCCGTTCTGCAATCAAATAATCAGTTCCACTGATTGTAACATATAAACTAAGTTTACCTGCTGTATTTGTTGTTGGGATAGTTGAATACACTCGAATAATTCTTTTACCAACTCCTGCTGCCGCAGTTGTTGCTAATGCTGCTGCAATAGTAGTTGATGCTGTGGTTGCTGTAGTAGATCCTTCGACAAGTGGTTGTGATGTGTATTGTGCTGTTGTTGCCATTTGATTTCCTTTAAATAATTCCTATATCGAATAATACTAAATTTTCTGCGGGAGAATTTTCAATGCTACTTGCCCAAGATAGAGTGCCAGAGCCGTTTGTACTTAATACTTGACCAGAAGTTCCATCAGCAGAGGGAAGTATCCACATTTTATTTGCAGTGACGGTTGCTGGCGATTTAAATCCAACATAATTAGAACTATCAGAATCATAGAATCTAAGTTCTGCTTGAGTATTTAAATTAAGCAACCCATCAACACTAGTACCATTTGCTGCTGCTAAATAAATGGTTTCAAGACTAGCATCTATTGTTAATATAGTACTAGTGCCATGTGTGTCAGCATAATCACCTATTTTTATTGGAGCACCATCTGAATTGTCTCCTATATTCAACCCATTTCCTGAGGTGTCTCGTATGAAACTTTCACCAGGACTTGCCATACTAATTCCAGTACCACTAATTTGTAATGGTGAATTGCCAACAGTAAATGAACTTGGCATAAGAAGACTAACTGTTTGTGATAGATCCAAACCTCCAAACACAGTAACGGCAATAGTGCCTGGTGAAGTTATCAGGGTGCCGCCTGAATTTCTACCACCTAAAATTATGTTAGTAATAGAAGGGGATGCGGCATCTCCACCAATGCTTATATTTTTAGTAGCACTACCAACAGTAGGGGTGAGTATAGCATTTCCTATGTTTATATCATAGGTGGAAAGAGCAGCAGCATCTGTTGTTCCCAATATGTTTATGGTACTGGCAAATCCGCCAATATTCAAAGTACGAACTGTTGTGTTCAGTAAATCGAATGATGCGCTTGTTGTAGTTAAACTGGTTAAGATTTCTGGAGAAGTACCAAATACCAATTTACCACTACCTGTTTCATCAGTTACAATGCTTGCCATTTCAGCTGAAGTAGCAGTACCAAATCCAACAAGAATACCAGAACCGTCGGCTGCACCAATGTATGTGCGCTTATTGGTAGTATCTACTGCTAATTCGTACTGCGTCAATGCTGCAGCTGCAGGTGCGGCGGTTCCGCGTTTAACTAATATCTTTGATGCCATAAATCACTCCAGATAATTTCATTATATCAACATGATCAATGAAGTCAACACTATTTAGTAAGTATCCGCATCCAATACAGACTCGGCCGACTTCTTCTTTTTAGGAGGGGCAACTTGAAGTTCTGTCATTTGTTGTAATTTTATAGACAAATCTTTGTTTTTTGCTTGTTCTACCAATAAAGTAGCCTCTAATATTAAATTAGAATTGGCTGCTTCTTGATATTTTCTTTGCAAATAAGGCAAAATCACCGTTTCATTATAATTCACTTCATTCATGATATATTTCCTTTAATTATTAATAAGTTCCACCGTCAATGTTTGCATCAAGGTAATTAGTAGTAGCGTTGTATAACAACGAAGAGTTATATTTCAATCCTTGACTTGTTGCCGAGTTAGTTTCTACGAATGTAAGGTAAGAAGTGGTATCGGTAGAACTCGCCATAGTCACTGCTGAAGCATTTGATGCGGTTCCAGTCAATGCTGCTGATATCGTGCCAGCAGAGAAATTACCAGAAGAATCTCTCTTTACAAAAGTAGAAACGGTGTTTGCATCTGTAGCATTTACCCAAAGCGGAGCACCAGCTCCTTGAGAAGTTAGAACATATCCACTTGTACCAGCTGCAAGAATTTCGAAACTATCAGCATCCGAATAAACTATACCACCGTTTACAGCGGTGAGTGCTTTGCCAGTACCACCATATGTCAATCCTATAACAGTACCTTGCCATGTACCTGTTCCGATTGTACCAACTGATGTGAGCGATGATCCGACTACACCCGAACCAAGAGCAGTTGCAGTCAATACATTTGTACCAGCAACTTTATATGTTTTGCCGGTGGCAATATTCATGTTTTCTGAACTTGTCCAAGCAGTATTTGTATTATCATATTGCAAAGTCTTTGGGCTGGTTGCATCTGCGGTAATACCAGCAGTATCAGCGCCGGCGTCTGATGTATTTCCCTTTCCTAATGTAATATTCTTATCTTGAACATCAAGATTGGTTGTATTGACAGTTGTGGTTGTGCCACTGACTGTTAAGTTACCATTGATTGTTACAGTAGATGTGCCACTGGATGAACCAATTGTCACATTCGTTGTAGATCCTGCTGCACTTGCTGTACCAATGTTGATTGTTTTGGTAAAAGTACTTGCAGCAACACCAGTTGAAATATTTGTAGTGGATGTTCCAGTACTAATATAACCAATATTCGATGTTGTTGCAGCACCAAACGCATTTACTGTTGTTGCAGTTCCATTAAATATATTGGCAGATGTTTGGTTTGTAACGATGTATCCACCATTTACTGCCAAGTCACCACTAATGACGGTATCCTCACTATTGATTGTTGTAGTACCACTACCAGCAGCACCTATAGAAACTGTAGTAGCAGCACCTGCAAAGTTAACAGTAGTCGCAGTGGTATTAAGAAGATTAAAAGTTGCACTACCAGTAGTAAGACCTGTTGTAATAATAGGACTTGTAAGAGTCTTGTTTGTTAATGTGTCTGTTGAAGATGTTGTTACGATATTAACACCTTCAATTGTTACTACACCCGCACCACTTCTGGCAATTGTAGTATCTGTTGCGTGTCCAAGTTCTATGGTACCAACACCTAATGCGGTCGATGTAGATGCGGTCAGACCAGATATAGGCAATCCAGTACAACTAGTAAGAGTACCCGAAGATGGTGTACCGAGAGCAGGAGTAGTAAGAGTAGGACTTGTTAGAGTTTTGTTTGTTAGTGTGTCTGTTGAAGATGTTGTTACGATATTAACACCTTCAATTGTTACTACACCCGCACCACTTCTAGCAATGGTTGTATCGGTTGCGTGTCCGAGTTCTATAGTGCCAACACCCAATGCGGCTGATGTGGATGCTGTTAATCCAGATATAGGCAATCCGGTGCAACTGGTAAGAGTACCTGAAGATGGAGTTCCTAATGCTGGTGTAGTAAGAGTAGGACTTGTGAGAGTCTTGTTTGTTAATGTGTCTGTTGAAGATGTTGTTACGATATTAACACCTTCAATTGTTACTACACCCGCACCACTTCTAGCGATAGTGGTATCTGATGCGTGTCCAAGTTCTATAGTACCAACACCTAATGCTGTTGATGTAGATGCTGTTAATCCGGATATAGGTAATCCGGTGCAACTTGTGAGAGTACCAGAAGATGGTGTACCGAGAGCAGGAGTAGTAAGAGTAGGACTTGTGAGAGTCTTGTTTGTTAATGTATCAGTAGTGTCTTTACCAACAAGAGTATCTGATGCATTAGGTAATAAAATTGTACGACTTCCTGTTGGGTCTACTACACTTAATGTTGTTTTATATGCATCAGCGGTCGCACCTTCAAATATTATATTGACGGGGGTATAAGTAGCTCCGTTTGTTGTCTTGACACTCAATAGCAAATCACCACCAGTAATTTGAACTTGGCCTGTTGCATCAACGCCATTTGTAACAACCAATGATGTTGGTGATCCTGTTAAAGTAGCTGTTGTAGTTGGTGTTAATTCTATGTTCCCATATGGCTCAATGCTAAGAGTATTTGCTGTTCCACTGTTTGTTAGAATACTGGCAATAGTAGTTCCTAATGTAGTAGAAAGTCCACTAACTGATAGATTACCAGCCAATCCTAATGCAGCAGTAGAGGGATTATATACCAATGGACCAGTAGTATCATCAACATATAAAGTCTTACCAGATCCAGCAGTTGTACTGAATACCACATATCTGTTAGTATTTGTGTTATCTGAGGTAGTCGATACTGTGGTTGCAGAAGATGCATCTGCCCAGCTAAGTGTAGCAACATTGGAAGTTGGAGCAGTAGATGCTAATACTTGACCAGCAGTAGGATCTGTTGTAGGAAGTACATAAGTAATGTTTGCTGCTCTAGCAGAACCACGGAATGCAGAATAGTTTGCACCATCATCGGTATCTTCTAGTAAACGAATTTCACCTGCTGCGGTGCCGGCTTGACCGAAGGAAGTTACTCCGGTAAAAGTACCACCAGCTTTTGGCATAAAGGTGGTGTTGACTGCGCTTTGTGTTGGTAGTTTGACAGCACTAGTCCAATCGCCAGGAGATGCTTCGATTTGAGCGCCAACCCAGATTGGAGTCGTGACAGCATCGTCAGCAGTCTTAAGAAACACCTTGGGTGTGGTAGTATTTGCTGCCAATTCTCCAGCATTTGTTACATTTGCTGCGGATGGATCTGTTGTTCCGCGTTTGATCTTAATTACTGACATAATTCATGTTCCTCTATTAATAGGTTCCGCCATCCATATCCATTCCAGCAATATATTCCAGTTCGTTATCTGTGTTTCCGCGAATACCTGTATCGGTTTCAATATAACCCGAAACAATTAAATTGCCTGCTATATGTATATTACCACCAGAGTCAATAGTAGCTGGTAGAAACACCAATTCTGTCCATTTGTCGTTCTCTACAGCATTATTTGGTTCGCTTAATTTGAAATATTTATCTACATCGGTCACATATACAATCATTCCAGCTTCTCTACGACCAGAAGAAATATCATTTCTATCTGTTAAAGCCTGTACAGTACGCAAAGAACCCAATCCATACTTTGGATTGGTTACCGGATATGTATCCGTTTCTGCTGTAGGAGCGATTGCTGCTCCTACGGTTACTGTTCCTGTAATTGCCATATTATGTAAAATCCAATCTTATAGTTCCAGTTAATTGATTCGCTGATTTATAAACTTTATAGGTTGAATTTGTATAACCATTATTTATACTATGAGAACTTGATACCTTACTAAACGCAGATAGTTGTCCGGGTGTCTGATCAATACTCAAAGTAGATAAATCATTTATACTACTATGTACTAAAATGTAAATAAATCCAGAGCCAGAAGATATTGATGCTCCTCCACTCGATGTAGCAGGAGATGTACCAGATACAAAATAATCAGTTCCTCCTGTTATATCAGTTACATTTGTTATATTTGTATAATCGGACTGGGTGGAGCGGCCCACATATATCTTTGGACGCCAAGTGACCGTTCTGCTACTAGTTGCGTTAGAATATGCAACATCGTCCTGAGTAACCGTCAGACTAAATGATAAAGTTGCTCCAGCAGTTGTGCTGCTGACTGTACCAATTGCCGGATCGTATGCAGTTTGATTGGATGCAGGATTGAACACAGAACTTCCTGATGCTACTCCCGACCAAGCCAGAGTTGCAATATTGGCATTTGCTAGATTCCCAATAACCCATGTAAAAGACGGACTTGAAACACTTTGTCCCAATTCAACTGTTGTAGAACCAGACATAGTAAATGTTGAAATAGTTGCTGGCTGAAACGGATATAATATTCTTTCTAATACTGTAATTGCATCTGTTCCTGCTGCTATTGTCGTTCCTGCAGGAATGCCAAAAATATCAGTTGCTAAAGTAGCATCATTTCTATCCCAAACACTACCAAGTGTGCTTATTGATATTGAATTATTGGTGTCGCTGTAATCTATATCAATATTATCACCTGCTACCAAAGTAGCAGCAAACAAGTCTCGTATTTGTTCTGAAAATTGCGCCCCTATAGTACCAGTTTCAATATAACCAGAAACAATTAGATTACCGTCTACAGATATATTTCCGCTTGGGCCTGCTTCTAGTGTATTAATTCCATATACAGTAGTATCTTCTGATGTAAAATTTAAATCATTTGTCTGAAACTGTACAGTTGGGGTGTTAACAGTCATCTGACCACCCAAGCATTGCAACGCTAATTCTTCTGATGGTGCTATTGTGAGTGTAGTAGATCCCAAATCCATTCGCGATCCATCGACTGGACTTGTATCAATTTTTATAATCGCCGATTTTCCACCAGTTCCATTCTGTAGAGTTTTTATCTCGAATGAATCTGGATTCCCATCTTGTATCGCAAATGCTATTCTCTGATCTCCTACCGTACCAAATGCGCCGTCAGACATGCTATTAGCAAATGTTTGTGTAAATAAAAGTCTGGCATTTGTAAATTTAGTGGTATTTGTTTCAAAATCTAAATATGGGACTTTATCTGATTTTGATATATTCTGTGTAGAAAAAGATCCAGATTTCAGATCCAGAGAAATCCCACCATCCGTATCAACAGTTATTCCATTTTTTCCGTAAACATCTATAGAAGAACCGGATCCAGAAACTCCATTAAATATAAGTGTGTTGCCATCTGTGCTATCATCACCAATATAGATTTTCTTATCTGGTATATTTATTGCCAATTCACCAAGAGACAGAATTCCTGGTATTGTACCGGGGATGAGAGATCTTTTTATTTTGATTTTTACATCAGACATTTAAAATTCACCACCATCCAGTTCTGCACTAGTTATATTAGAAACATCCATTTCACCAACATTGAGTCTGTCCAGATAAGAATTGCTATTGACCGTAAGTATAGAAAGAGGAGAAAGAACACCCATATCGTGTTGTAAAAACCTTTTGATATTATCCAATGAAGGATATTCTTCTACAGCGATTGGTGCAACTGCCAATACTGACTTTGTTTTATTATCGTAATAGTAGAGTTGTTTTGCCATTTTAGGGGACTAGTACAATAGTGGTTTTTTGAGAATTCCTTTTGATTACTATTGTATTTATAGTCCCTCTTTTGTGGTGAACTTTGCTTCTTTGATTTTCTGTTATTTTCAATTTTCTCATGCTGCCTCCACAGAAAATTTGCCCTTGAGAAGCATGGTTTCTATTCCATTATTAACATACACCAGAGTGTAAAAATAATTAACGGGTTGCAGCTCAGCTAAAGTGCTGGAATATATTTCCATACTG